AACCATATATTTATTTATCCCTTCATTATCCTGTATATTGCTATATTACCTGTAAGCCCCTGTAAGCCATTGTAAGCTGTCGTATTCTAAACCTATGCAATGGCGTCACTCTTATACTTTGGCAAGTTGGCATGGTATTTAATCAAGCACTTACGTGATATATTGCAAGTTGGCACGGTTATATTTAAAGGGATGCAATTAAACCACTGAGGATACATACAGTATCGCACTTGAGGTGCTGCGCTGGGGCGCTATTACGGGTTATATTATATTGTTATATCCTTAGACGAACACGGTATTTCACAATTGTTTATAACCTCATCTAGTATTAGGGACATCAAGACAAACCGAGTAGATAGCATGGACATTACAACTATAGATATACTGCTTAAGGCGACATATTTAATAGCTGTTATGTACTGGTACTTTACCAACCTAGAAGAGTGATAGATTATGTATACTTTCAAACATCATAAAGATAACACGGTGAGCGTGTTTATAAATGGGCAGGTACAATGTAATTTGCCGTGGTCAATGGCTAAATGCAAAAGGGTATTCTCTAATGATTAGCTTACTAACTGATAAGAAATATACGGTGATGCTTAGCGCATACCAAGACAGCAACACTGACTTGCAAAACCTAATTGATAGTGAGGCACTGGCATTCTATATCGAACACGAATTACATGCTCATGCTATCCGTGCAATAGGTGTATACCATGGCAAAGCAGAGCTATCCTTTGTTGTTCATACTAACAGCAGCCATATTATGTCCAAGCTTAAGAGGCATGGGCTAGAAGTATTCAACCAAGAGTGTGTACTTGTCAGTAACAATCGCAAGCACGACATTCAACTGCACAATAGTGATGCGACAACCAGTCACATTGGGCACGGCTTTAAGATGCAGTTCAAAGCGCCAAAGGGCGCAACTGCTTACACTATTCTAAATGCAAGTGACTATTGGAGTGTGAAATGATTACCATATTATATTTCTTGATAGGCTTGCTGATAGGCATGGTGACACATCGTAAAGGTATGACTGCCGAGGACATGAGCATAACGATAGTATTAGTTTTAACGTGGGTGATAGCAGTACCAGTATGGGTAGCATGTCACTTAATTAAATACAACTCAAGAGGGTAAGACTATGACTGCATTAACATCGGGACATCTATCACAAGACGGCGGCGTACGTGGGCATAGTGCCGGAGACTTCTACCCGTACAGGGTGATGCAACAGGGTAAACTTGATAGCCTTAAGCATTGGGTGATAGACCCGCAAGGCAACAAGGTTGAATGGTTTAGCAGTGCCAAGGCTGCATGTATCTTGGCTCGTTGTCTTCATAGCATGGTAAGGGCATAACATGAGCAGCACATATCCGAGAGATTATATTGAATGGTGCTTTGGTGAGGCTAACAACATCAGTGAGTATACCAAGGCTAAACAGATTGTATTAATGGAGGAGCAGGCAGCGTACGAGTTAGCAGTTAGTGAGCGAGGATACGAGGAGCCAGCAAGCGCTTACTTATACCATCAGCACCACCATGAACAAGCAGAGCCAGTACCAGCACACCAGCTTAGCAGTGACCGTATCACTGAGCTGTTAGGGACATAGTTACTAGCTACTAGTGTAGACAGGGCACTAGCTGATATTAACTAAGCAACAAGGTAGGTAACACATGTTTAAGAACTTAGCGCGTACACTACAACACATAGCACTGTCCCGCATAGCAGCAGCACAGCCATCACTACCAGTGCCAGCGGAAGAGATAGACACATTTGCAGGGCGTGGTAAAGGGGGCAAGCATAGCAGCAAGAAGGGCAATGCAGCACAGCTCAAGCGTGCTAGTAAGAAGGCAAGCAACATCCGTAAATATAAATAGTTACTACCTATTAGCATGGTGCTAGCATGCTAACTGATATTAACTAGAGGAGTAAACAGACCATGACTACTGACATCAAGGTTAACAGTGCAAAGGGTGAGGCTATCATTGCCTTGTTACAACTACCAACGGGTGAGTATGGCCGTGTTGACACTAGCATAGGCACAAAGACAGCCATTGGTTTAGCCAAGACTATCGAGCGTATCTTTACTGATGATACATTTGCTAAGCAAATAGCAAGGGGTGAGTAGCATGGATATTCATAGCACATTAACCAAGGTAGTACCTGACATTAACAATCACCTTGAATACATTAACTGGGGTGGGTGTGGACACTTTGCATATCAGTTACATAAGGCACTAGCCTTGCATGGTATTGCATCCGATATTGTACTGATGCACAGCCATTACAATGAACACAGTGTGGCTAGTATGATTATTAATATGGAAGCAAGCGACATCAACGATGCGTATCGCAAGCTATTTAGTGGGCACTACGAGGGGTATTGTAACCCGTGCTTTGGGCACATAGGTCTACGTGTTGATGGTAAGTTATACGACAGTGATGGCTTGCTACATGTCAGGGCTATCAGTGAGGCTATCGAAGCTGATGTCTTGGCACTAGCACTACGCACAGGGAAAGGCTGGAACAGTACGTTTCTTGACAGTAACAGTGGTGAAGGGGGTGGTGCAGTGTACAAGATGAAAGAGTTCTTAACACAAGCACTAGCTGGGGTGGTAGCATGAGTAACCCATTCAAGGCAGGTGATACAGTCATCATAAGCAAAGGGTATGTTGATGTCACTGTGGGCAAGCGCTATAACGTAGACGGTATAAACGGTGATGATTATATCTCTATCACTGATGATGTGCAGGATGAGCATGACATACAAGTTGTACACTGTCAGCTAGTGAGCTTGTTGACAACAGGCTTAAGGGCTAACCCTCATGGTCAACAGGCATTCAAAGCACAGTACCAGCATGACCCGTATGAATTACAGGCAGTCAATGAAGAGGACTACGACACATGCAAGGCTAGTGCTCGTGTCACCTCAGCTGGTAGCTTTGAGAAGGGGGACAAGGTGGTGTATAAGGACGGTACTCCTATCCCTACTGAGTATGGTTACTTCAAAGTAACACGGTGTACAGCAACAGCTGTATGGTTTGAGCATTGCTATTCAATGCCCTTTAATCCAACTGAATTTAAGAGAGCGTAACACATGGCTAAACCAACTAACACACAGGCGAACGATGACTTCATGCGTATGATGAGAAGCAAGGGCTTCGAGACTATCTTTGCAAAGGAGTTACCATTCCCAATGAGTACCCGCAACTGTCAGCTAATACTAGCACGAGCAGGTAACCTAATTCACATACGTTCAGAGGTGTAGCATGGGTACTGTATCAAACAAGATGGTTGTATTACAACTAGCAGTGAGCAAGGCACTAGCTCTTAATGAATACGGTGGCGCTCGTTTAATACTCGATGAGCATTTGCATACCCCTCTATGGAGTGAGCAAGTGGCGATGACTATCTATTTAAACAAGCACTGTAACGGTGCGCTATTCACATACGACCACCTTGATGGCTGGTCATACACGGAAGAGGGAGCATAGCATGGACAAAGCAATACAAGTGAGACTAGAAGTGGGCAATGATAGTCAGCCCTCTGTTATGTCAGCACACTGCATAGGGGAGCGACCTATCGAGAGACGGGTAGTTGACCTACCACCTGAGCAACCAGCACATGCACTAGCATTGCTTATGTGTCATCAGAATAGCTGGTCTACTGACCTAGTATACGGGCTGTTACCAAATGGTGATGAAGTATTTTGTTTTAGAAAGAGCGGGAGATAGGCTATGAGTACATCAACAGCAGCTAAGTACACCGTTAAGATTGTAAGGGAGGACACCTATGGTGATGCAGTGTATCAGGTGTTCAACGATAAGGGTGATAAGGTGAATGTAGAATGGGCTACATATGAGGGTGCAACAGCCTGTGCCGAGCTACTAGAAGAGGGGCACTTGAGGGAATAGACATGGGGTAATAGGCGTAGCAATACAAGCACTCGTATGTCTAGCACTAGTACTTATACTAGCAGGGCATGTAGTGTTAATGATTATAGAAGCAGCAATTAGATACATGGGAGTAGCGGCTTGTTGGGGTGTCATACTGATACCATCCTTCATCCTCGCATACTACCTGATAGGATAAATTATGAATACATTAAGCACTCACTTTTTTATGGAAGTATTAGTAAAGAAAATGCATGCAACAGTGGACAAGTTTGCCACTCTTAACAAAGAGGGTACAGCTATCCTGTATACCACACGTGACAACCCTAAAGCTAAGCAAGTCATCAGCTTAGCAGAAGGCAAGCGTATCTTTGAAGACCTGTTCGGTGCCATTGAACAGCGCTGGGTTAAGTCACCAGAGTATGTGACATTAGAGAGCCGCAAGGCTAAGGCACAGGCACGCAGAACTCGCAAGGGGAGAGCTTAATGGACAACATTAACTTTGTGTTAACCAAGAAGTACCAGTTGCATGCAGCAGCTGTTGAGGCAGCAGAGAAAATAGGCATGAGCCTAACTACAGAGGATAACACATTCACTGTGACGGAGGTGACATCTGGAGGCATGCTGGTATTTAGTAATGACATTCAATACCATAAGGTGGCAGGGCATTCAGCACCCCCTCCACCACATCCTGAGTATGGTAGCCCTATACATCCAGACTTACATGAATTCTGTACGTTAGTGGATGAGTAGTTATAAGCAGGCAGTGATTGAGCAGGTGTTGTCATTACCTGAGGGGTGCAGCCAACGTGGTGAGTGCCCCAAGTGTAACAACAAAAGCTCTTTCAGTGTATCCCGTATCAACAGTGAGATACTGTACATTTGTTTCAGTGCTCGCTGTGGATTGAAGGGCGTTATAACTAGCAAGGGTGGCGATGGCATAGCCTTAGACCAAACAGTTCTTAGACAACACAAGTTATTTAAGGGTACACTAACAGCCCTTAACAGACATGAAGAGGACTATCTCTGCGATACATTCCGCATAGACTACAGCTGGCTAAGTAACGTGAGGTTCAGTGAGCAGGACATGAGAGTGTACTACCCTCAGTATGATGTGATGGGTAGGGTGTTCGGTTATATAGCACGACACTACCCCACGTTGGACGGTGGGTTCAATACCAAGGGAGCCAAGGCATACTGGAAGCAAGTACTACCCGGTGACCCCGGCTTGCTGTTCCCTAACATGGAGGTACTAGCACAGGTGGTGGAGAGTAAGCGTGTTGTTGTAGTGGAGGACTACCCGTCCATGCTACGCATCAACTCACAGATAGGCATGGCTACATGCTGCTTAGGCTTATGCTCAAGGATAAGAGCTTGCACCTGTGCTATTGACCCCCGGTGTTAGGTGAACGAAGATTAAGTTCTCC